GTACTTGATGGCGCAACTATTTCGCTTGATGGTTCTACCGCTATTGTTGATTTTACAGATGAAGTATTTGCTGATGTTACTCTTTCTGCTGATGGTTGTATTATTTACAACGCTGGGCAGGGGAACAAGGCAATTGCTGTCATTGATTTTGGTGGCACAGTAAGTGCTACTGCTGGTGACTTGACAATTGAATTTCCTACCGCTGATGCAAGCAACGCTGTAATTCGTATCGCGTAAGGAAACATTATGGCTGTTACCGTAAATGCTGCTGTTTACGGAGTAGGTGTCTACGGAACAGCTAGGTATGGCAAGGTTATTGTAAGCAACCTTGACCAAGCCACCGCTACTGGTGCTGTTAATACTGTTCAGGTAAACATAACAGAAATCCTGAACAACGTAAGTGCAACAGGTAGTATTGGTACAGTTGCTATAAGCAATACAGTTACACTTACAGGTGTACAAGCTACAGGCGCAGTAAATACTGTAGAAGAAAAACCTACAGAAGTTCTTAACAGCGTAAGTGCTACAGGTTTTGTAACTGCTCCACAAATAAATACTGCTGCTGGTATTTCTGGAGTAACTGCAACAGGCACAATTGCAAATGTAGTTGCAGGTGGTTTTGAAGTTGACATTTCTGAACGGCTGGATAGTGTATCTGCTACAACAACAGCTAACGGCGTTCAGGTAAATGTAACAGAGATACTGGGTAGCGTTAGTGCTACAGGTGCAATCGGCACACTAGCGATTAGCAATACTGTTACACTTACAGGTGTTCAAGGCACAGGTGCTGTAAACACCGTAGAAGAGAAGCCAACAGAGGTTTTAGGTAGTGTAAGTGCTACAGGCTCTGTAAACATTGTTCAAGTTAATATTACCGAAATACTTGGCAGTGTAAGTGCAACAGGTTCTATAGGAACACTTGAGCATAGCAACACAGTAACACTGACAGGTGTTCAAGCTACAGGCACTGTCAATTCACTTGAAGAAAAGCCTACTGAAGTATTAAACAGTGTAAGTGCTACAGGTGTAGTTGGCAGTCTCACGGTAAACGTCCTCGAAGCATTAGGTAGTGCTGCATCTACCGGAACAGCCGGAACCGTTACAACCACAGCCGTCGTCTTCGATTTCTACGCAGTTCGCGAACAATATAGCCCTCGTAGAACCGTCCTCATACCAAGAGCAGCCTGACCTATGACCACCTTCGACCGAACCATCCACGTTACATCGGAATTTAGAGTGGTGCTTATTGATGATATCGGAACCGTTTCGACGCGAACTGTCGAAGTTCCGTTCGAAAACAGAAACGTAGAAATACATCGCGGAACGTCCTCTGCTGAACGAACCGTACTTGTGGAGTAAGATAACATGTCTTTTCGCTGGCCTTTTAAAGACCCTGATGAAACTCTCGACTACAGCGTAGATTGGTCTCGCTTCTTGGAGTCGGCAACAATCTCATCTGTAACGTGGTCTGTCAAAACTTCCGTGTACGACACAGAAACAACTCTGGCATCAGGCCAAACCTTGACAACTGCTTCCGCTTCAGCAACCACTGACAGCATCCAGAATGTAAGTCAAACCAATACCAACACGGTTGCTACGATTAATATAGGCGGTGGAGTGGTTAATCGGGAATACACCTTCTTCTGCACAATTATCGACAGCACAGGTAGCACAGCCAAACGCTCCATCAAACTTAAAGTTCGGGATAGATAGACATGGCATACAACTTTCTTGGATTATCGAACGACGTTGCGGTTCGCTTAAACGAAACCCAGTTGACATCAAGCAACTTTGCTACAGCCACCGGATTTTACTCTGCAATCAAGGAAGCTGTCAACTCCTCTATCCGCCACATCAATCAAGCACATTTTGGGTGGCCTTTCAATCACAACACCCAAGAACAGACTCTCGAAGCTGGGATTACGAGGTATGTTATTCCGGGAGAAGCCAAATATGTTGACTTCGATACCTTTCGGGTTCGCAGGGATACCACCCTCGATTTGGGCAGGGCAGTTCGCCTTAAGCAGTTGAGCTATGACGAGTACGTTGACAGGTATATAGACCAAGAGGACGAAACTGACACGACTAAGGGAGCGGCTCCGGAATACGTGTTTCGCACCCAAAACAACGAATATGGTATCGTTCCGATGCCGGACAAAGCCTATCAAGTTGACTTTGAATACTTTACCTTTCCTGTTGACTTGTCCTTGTATAGTGACGTTCCGAGCGTTCCTGAACGTTTTAGATTTGTGATTGTCGACGGAGCTATGTACTACGCTTACATGTTCCGCGATAATATAGAGATGGCATCCGTATCCCAGCGGAAGTTCGACGACGGTATCAAGCAGATGCGAACCTTGCTTGTCAACGAAAACATCTACATGAGAGCAACCTAACATGCCCGACCGTTGGCAAACCTACGCCGTCGAATTTAATGGCGGTTTGATAACCAACCTATCTCCCTTGCAGCACGGAGCTAACGCACCCGGTTCGGCTCGTGTGTTGCGTAATTTTGAACCGTCTATTGAAGGTGGGTATCGGCGCATAGAGGGGTTCGATAAGTATGATGACAACCTCGTCCCTCCCTACGGTGCGCCCGTAGTTCACGGCTCTGGGCAGACCGGAACATCTCTCGTGTTGGGGAATATACACACAGAGCCTGAAGATGGTGATACTTTTACCATCGCAGGTGTCTCCGGAACGTACACAATCGACACGAGCGGCGTTAGTTACGATGCGACGAACAATCGAGCAACCTTAACCTTAACAACCAGCCTAGACTCTAGCCCCACAAATGCTGCTGCTGTAACCTTTACCAGCACCACTTCGAACTATAGAATAAACGGTATCGCAAGTTGGGAAGATTCGGTTATTGTTTCTCGAAACAACTCGATATTTCAAACGACAGGAAGCGGTTTTACCCACATCAACGTCCCCGACTATGGCACAGTCCTTGTAGACGGAGGTAGTCAGACGGGAACGAGCCTTGTTGTAGACGGTTTGACAGCAGCACCCCAAGCTGGAGACGTATTCAAAATTGCTGGGGTCGATTTGGTCTACACAGTTACGGTAGACGCAACCGTTTCTTCCGGAGGAGCAACCCTCTCTATCAACCCTGCTTTAGATTCGAGTCCTGCTGACAACGCTGCAATTACGTTTCTTTCGACAAGTAGGGATGGCACAGTCAAGTTTCGGTTTGCTCGTTATAACTTTGACGGTACTGAAAAAATTGTGATGGTTGATGGAACGAATGCTCCAGCTATCTACAATGATACAACTTTCACTGTTCTCGATGATGCCCCTATCGATGTTGTCGGAGCGAACCACGTTGTAAACTTTAAGAACCAACTGTTCTTTTCAAAGGGTTCGAACCTTTCATTCACGGCCCCTTTTACCGACAACGACTTCACTGCAGCGAGCGGCGCAGGAACAATAAATGTCGGAAATGCAATTACGGGCTTGATTATTTTTCGAGAACAGCTTATAATATTTAGTGAGAGACGTATTTCTCGCTTGGTTGGCAGTACGATTGCCGACTTTCAGTTGCAGCCCGTGACGATGGATACGGGATGTATCGAAGAAGATACCATCCAAGAGGTCGGCGGAGACATTATATTCTTAGGGCCGGATGGATTACGTTCTCTTGCGACAACCGATAAGTTCGGAGATTTCTCTATCGGAGTTATCTCTAAGCCTATACAGACCGAAACGAACAGACTTATAAGCCAAAACACGTCTTTCGCGAGTGTTGTCATAAGAGAGAAAAGCCAATACCGTATCTTAGGATACAACGCAAACATCACTACGGACGCAGCCAGAGGAATTCTTGCAACCCAAACAGAGCAAGGTATTCAATGGGCAGAGTTGAGAGGTATACGAGCGTATGTTGCGGACAGTAACTACAATGCTTCTACAGAAGTGGTAGTTTTTGGACACGATGATGGGTACGTCTACCAGATGGAGTCGGGTAACAGTTTTGATGGGGCAAACATTAGTGCGAGTTTTGCAACCCCTTTCATCCCCGTAAACGACCCTCGCCTTCGCAAGACATTCTACAAGATGTTCCTTTACACGGACCCACAAGGCAGTTTTACAGCAAATGTGTCCTTGAAGTACGATTTTGAAGAAGCGGATGTTATTCAACCTGCGACTATAACATTCAACAATGCGTCTGGTGCGGATGCTCTCGCTTTCTACGGGGAAGCAGAGTACGGAACAGGGGAATATGGTGGCACAATCCAACGGCTTTTTGATAGCCAATTGATAGGTTCGGGGTTTGTCGTATCGTTGGTTTTCAGCTCGGAATCGACGAACCCACCCTACTCCCTCGACGCTTTAACCTTTGAATATGGAACCTACGGGCGACGCTAACCGAAAAAAAGGACTTTTATTATGGGTACAGGATACACTCGTAACGACACTTCCAACAACATAGCCGACGGCAACATCATCAATGCCTCCGACCTCGATGGTGAGTTCGATGCCGTAGAAGCTGCGTTCAACTCTTCGACAGGCCACACCCACGATGGCACGTCGGCAGAAGGCGCACCAATCACGGTGGTAGGCCCCGTCCAAGACCTTGTTGTAAGTGCTACCGAAGTTAAACCGAAGACCACGAACACCCTCGATATCGGCACAGGCTCTCTTCAGTTCAAAGACTTGCATCTCGATGGAACAGCTTACCTCGACGATGTTCAGGCAGTTGGCGCAGTTGATATCACAGGTGACCTAGACGTTGACAACATCAACATCAACGGCAACACCATCTCAAGCACCGACACGAACGGTAACATCACCCTTGCACCGAATGGTACAGGGGTCGTTGCGTTGTCTTCAACTGACCTGACCTTTGGCGACAACGACAAAGCCATCTTTGGTGCTGGGTCTGACTTGCAGATTTATCACGATGGTAGCAATAGTTACTTTACCGAAAGCGGAACAGGCCGCATTTATATTACAACAAATGGTCCGTCAGTAATTCTTGGGCAGACTAACGGCGAAAATATGTTAATTGCAAATGCTGATGGTGCAGTTGACCTTTATTACGACAACTCACCCAAACTCGCCACCACCACTAGCGGCATTGACGTAACAGGCACAGCAGTCACAGACGGCCTCACAGTAGCTGGCAACGTCAGCGTAGACAGCGGCACGATTAAGCTTGACGGTAACTATCCGACAGGCACACGCAATGTGGCGATGGGTGATACTGCGATGGCAAATGCAGATGGCGCACTTGTTAACAGCACAGCGTTAGGTAATGCATCTCTTAACGCACTTACTACAGGCAACAACAATACTGCCGTAGGTGATAGGGCAGGAACAGATGTTACAACTGGTGCTGATAATACATTTTTAGGGGCGGCTTCTGGCTTCCAAACAACAACTGCATCAAACAATACGGCTGTAGGTCACATTTCGTTGTATAGCAATACAACTGGTGCAAATAATGTTGCGGTGGGAAATGACGCACTCTACGCAAACACCACCGCATCCAACAACACTGCTGTGGGATATAATGCGTTAACAGAAAACACCACTGGCACAGAAAATGTGGGGGTGGGGGCTTCAACTTTGTATGCAAACACCACAGGCGGTCAAAACACTGGTCTTGGTAGATTGGCCTTACGCTTTAATGAAACAGGCAATCTTAACACTGCTGTTGGCTTTCAAGCACTATATGTAAACACTGGGTCAAGCAACACTGCTATTGGTGCATACTCACTAGACGCAAATACTAGCGGCACATTCAATACTGCGGTTGGTCGCACATCACTTAGCGCAAATACCACAGGCGAAAATAATGTTGCGGTTGGGTATCTTGCGATGGCAGGTAACACCACTGCATCTAACAACACTGCTGTGGGGCGTAACGCACTTAGCGCAAACCTCACTGGCTCACAGAATGTAGCGATAGGTGCGCTGGCTCTTGATGCTAACACAAGTAATTCAAATATTGTTGCCGTTGGTTATAGCGCATTGAGTAACAGCACTGGCGCAAGTAATACCGCCGTTGGTTCACAGTCATTGGGTGCAAATACTAGCGGCACAGGTAGCGTTGCTGTTGGTCTGTCTGCTTTAGGTGCTAATACCACTGGCAACTACAGCACCGCCGTAGGGACTTATGCACTGCAAAACAACACCACAGGAACTAATGTTGCTGTTGGTAAGGAAGCACTTAAAAATAACACAACAGGCACAAACAATACTGCCGTAGGGCGTGAGTCTTTGCTATCTAACACCACTGCCGATGAGAACACCGCACTGGGGCATCAGGCTTTGTATTCAAACACCACGGGTGCAGAAAATGTTGCTTTAGGAAGAGGCGCACTTTACTCCAACACAACAGCAAATCACAATGTTGCTTTAGGTCGTAACGCTTTGTATAACAACATCAATGGCACACGAAACATCGCCATTGGTCGGAATACATTAGCAACAGCAACTGTTGCAGATGATAACACTGCCGTTGGTCATAATGCTCTTAACGCAAACACTACAGGCCTTGCAAACACAGCAATAGGTGGGTCGGCTCTTGATGCTAATACCACCGCAAGCAACAACACAGCCGTTGGTTATGCGGCACTTACCGCAAACACTACAGGCACAGGCAATGCTGCTTTAGGTGCTTATGCACTTACCGCAAGCACCACTGCATCTAACAACACAGCGGTGGGATATTCAGCACTTGGCGCAAGCACCACTGGTGCAGAGAATACCGCTGTAGGTCGCACAGCACTTGGCACAAACACTACTGGCGGTTTCAATACTGCCGTTGGGCGTGATGCACTAAAAGAGAATACCACCGCATCCTACAACACCGCAGTTGGTTATTCTGCGCTTATTTTGAACACCACGGGTGGAAGCAACACAGCCACTGGGTATTCCGCTTTGAGGTCAAACACCATTGGAGCGCAAAACAACGCTTTTGGTCGTGATTCTCTTTATGCTAATACTACTGGCTCAAATAACCAAGCAATGGGTAAAGATGCTGTAGGAAGCAACACTACTGGAAATAATAACATAGGCATTGGCACAAGAGCATTACAACTTAATACTACAGCGGGTAACAATGTTGCCATTGGTTTTGAGGCATTACAGGCAAACACCACCGCAGCCAACAACACAGCAATTGGTTATCAGGCTCTTTTATCAAACACCACTGGCATACAAAACACAGCGATTGGTCAAGCCGCTTTGGACTCAAATACAACGGCTAGTAATAACGTGGGCATTGGTGCAAATGCGCTTGGGCTAAATACCACTGGCACACAAAACACTGTTGTTGGCACATTTTCAGGCGATGCTGTAACCACTGGCTCTGACAATACATTTGTTGGTAAGTCTGCTGGCGGCTCAATTACAACAGGTTCAAACAATACAGCAATCGGTGAAGATGCGCTTCTGTCTGCAACAACCCCAACCTTCAACACTGTTTTGGGCAGCGGCGCTGGAAGGTTTATAACCACTGGCTCTAAGAACACCATCATTGGCGGCTACACCGGCAATCAAGGCGGCCTAGACATCCGCACATCCAACAACTACATCGTGCTGTCAGATGGCGATGGTAATCCTAGAGCATATTGGGACAATAATGGTTATATGCAAAGTATAGGTGTTTATAATAACACTACAGCATCAGCGGCAAATGTTCACGTTGCATCCAATGGATACGTTCTTCGGTCAACGTCATCCCTTCGTTACAAAAACACAATTAATGATGCCACTCACGGTCTAACTGAATTGTTAGAGTTGCGTCCAGTTACTTACAAGGGAAACAATGATAATGATGGCGACACAGTATTTGGTGGCTTGATTGCTGAAGAAGTCCACGATGCTGGCCTGACAGAATTTGTGCAGTATAACGATGATGGTGAGCCAGACGCACTAGCTTATGGTAATATGGTGTCGCTGTGCATCAAAGCCATTCAAGAACAGCAAGAAACAATCACAGCACTTGAGGCTCGTATAGCCGCACTTGAGTCCAACTAAACTACAGGAGTATAAAATGGACGAAATCACAGCAGAAGAAATCGCACAGCACTACACAGCGATGGGTCACAGCGTTGACCTTATCAATGCCATTATTGCTGGCGACCACGATGAAACTATGGATGCGGATGAACGTGCAGATTGCGTTAGCCGTAACGTAGAGCATCTGGAAATTATGGTGGCAAAAGACTTCTGGACATCAGAAGATATGACAGATGTTAATGCCGCTATTGCCGCAGGGAAGGCTTACTAATGGCTGATAATGTAATCACGATTAACGGCAAGGAATACGAGGCTGAAAGTCTTGATGACCAGCAAAAGTATTTCATTCGGCAAATCCAATCCTGTCAGGCTAAGGCAGAACATCTTGCATTTGAACATAGCCAAGTAACAACAGCGCAGAACGCTTACACCAAAGCGTTGATTGAGTTGCTTGAAACTGAAGCGGAAGAAGAAGCAGAGGCAGTATAATGGAAATGACCAACCTCATTGATATGCTTCTTGGTGTCATCGTAGCTGGTGGCGCGTGGTTTTTGGTAGGCTTGAACAATGAACTCAAGCGTCTCAGCATTCTTTTGAACCGGACACGTGAAGACTACGCAACAAAGGTAGAGTTACGTGACGACATGGATAGATTGATGGAAGCATTACACAGGTTGGAAGATAAGCTGGATAAGGTACTTCAAGGAAATAGATAGTGGCTACACAAAACACATATGATGATGCGTACATTCAAACCCTTATAGACCAACTCGGAACTGCCAAAGCTCCGGGGTTTGATGCTCAAGACTATGTTCGCGTAGGAAATACGGTATATCCCAGCAGTATCGAAGCTGGGAAGTATCTTGGAGCAGGTCAAACGCTTTACGGTGGAAACACGGCAGGGGGTACTGGTGGCGGCGCATATGACGTTCATCCATATCAAAGATTTCTCAACTTTGATGTTATGCAAAAGAGTGGTACGCCATTTTATGTCAAACCCGGTGCGAGTGGACAAGCAGCAGCTATGGGCCTTTCTGAATCAAAGCCGGAATTGGTAGTAGGGCCTAGACGCTATGCTCTCGAAGGCGACAAAGCACAAAACTACCTCAAACAATACGAACTGTGGAAGCGACAGAAGGCAGCGAGGGAAGCTAGTGACCCAAATCTACAGGGTAATGCACGTATTGACCCACGTATGAGTGAGCCACCTCCTTCAAAACAACCTTTACAACAAAACTATCAATCTGCTCCTATGTATGAGCAGTTTAAGCAGTCAGACTATTACAAAAACATACCACAAATAGGTGCAACAGTAACAGGTTCTAGCACTATTGATGGGCAAACCTATACCTTTCCTTATGCTAGAGAAGCAAGTGCATATAATGATTATATGCGCAGTTTAGGTGGATATCAAGTTGGTCGTCCAGAAAATCCAAATGCTGCACCTGATTATTACAACGGGACAAACTCTATGGCAGACTTTAACTTGGAAAGCACAATACAAGAACTTGCGGCAGGACAAGATACGGGCATCCCATCCTTAACTTCTGTCGACATGACAGTTCAGCCTAGCGAGAAGCTGAAGGCTACTACTCTCGGACAAGCCCCGGTTGCTACAACTTATCAAGCCACAGCCAAAGGTCTCACCCAACAGGTTCCCGGCGCACCTGCTGGCTTAGGTCAGGTTGAAGGTATAGCTGCCGTAACCCCCGGCCTCGAACAGATGGGGGGCATGGCGGCAGCCCAGCTAACCCCCACAACTCCATATGTTCAAATGGCTGGTGTCGAAGGCGTAGCTTCCCCAGAATCTATGGCTATAGCAGCCCAAGCCGAACTCGACCCTCGTGCCACTGTCCAATATCAACTTGGCGAACTGATGTCGAGCCTCGAAGAAGGTAAGCCGATGCCTGCGTGGGCTTCCCCACAGGTTCGCAAAGTGAACGCCATCATGCAAAGTCGAGGCCTCGGCGCAAGCTCGATGGCTTCCGCAGCTATAATCCAGAGCCTTATGGAGTCTGGGGTTCAGATTGCCGCTGCCGACGCGAACAAGTATGCAGCCATCCAGCTACAAAACTTGGATAACCGCCAGAAGGCAGCCCTTCAAAACGCCGCCACAGTCGCTGCTATGGACCGGGCAAACCTCTCTGCACGTCTGCAGGGAGCCGTCACGGAAGCTCAAGCCCTTCTATCCGTAGACCTGAAAAACCTTGACAATCAACAAAAAACTGATACACTTAATTATAGTGTCCTTACTCAAGGTTTGTTTAAGGATGCGGCTGAAGAGAACGCTCGTCAGCAGTTCAACGCCAAGAACGAACTGCAGGTTGAGGAGTTCTTTGCAGAGTTAGGTTCGCAAATTGAGACCATCAACGCGAACCGCACAGCAGCTATGCGACAGTTCAATGTCAGCGAAGCGAACGCTATGAACCAGTTCAACGCCCAGATGCGGGACAGCCGGGATAAGTTTAACACTCAGATGCAGTTCGCAGTTGACCAATCCAACGTGACGTGGCGTCGCGAAATCAACACCATCAACACTGCGAACCAAAACGAAACGAACCGCCTCAACGCCCAGATGCAGTACAATGCAACTCAAAATGCCTTGAACAATCTCTGGCAACAATATCGTGATAACGCCGCTTGGAACTTCCAGAAGAGTGAGAATGTCTTACAACGCCAACACGAAACAGGGACGATAGCTATGCAGTTAGCGAACCAAAAAGACATCCTAAGCCAGCAACAGAAGGACGACTTGGCTTCAAACTTGGGCGAATGGCTTGGTAATATCGCTCTAGCAGTAATCGAAGATTAATTAAAAAGGTAAAGATTTATGGGTTTTTCTCTCAGCAGCATACTTCCATCTTTTCTCGTAGCTACGGCTCCCGCCATTGTCAACTATCTAACCAAACCGAAGGCTGGTCATCCGGGACTTGTCGATGAGGGCGACCAATCTTTTCTATCCTCCATCTTCAAATCTGATGTAGGCACTGCTATCGTCAAGACAGGTGTCGAGGCATTCTTCGGGGAGAAGGAAGGCGAAGGCCGAGGACCTGCACAAATTAATTTTCCATCTGTCGTAACTCCGCGAGGGGGCCAAACTCAGGCATCCCGTCTTCCTGTCGGAGCTACGAACTCTGCAGTCCAGCTTGCTATCCAACGCTCTGCAAACCGCCGAAACTTCAACCCCCAATACCAACGAATTTACGACGATGCAGGTATCTCGCGAACCCTCCAGCAGGGTCGGCGAACTGTTGGTTTGTCCGGACCATCCTTACCTCAGGCAACAAAAGCAGCGGCTGCTACCGTTCGAAAACTAGAAGACGAGGGCTAATCTTATGGCTATGCAACCTAGACCTATGCCGATGAAGGGTTCTGTCGAGGCGAAAGACCCGTTCGCGGCTGCACCTCCCGGTCATTCTTTGACACAAGACAACTCCAAGTGGCCTTGGGGTAGACCTCCTACAGATGTAGACCCTGAGGTTGTCCTAGATAAGGTTATTCGGTCTGTAGAAAGCCCCGAACGTAAAGAAGAGATGATGAAGCTGCTTATGGTAGGAGTCAGTGTCGAAGTCATCGTCGAGGGTATTCTTTTCCAAGCTTTCCAAGATGGGCGTTTCACTCCGGATGTCGGCCTTCTCATAAAAGGTCCGTTGGCTATCGTTATTGCTGACATGGCAGAGGAAGCGAACGTCCCCTACCGCTTCTTTGAGAACGACGACGTGTTCGAAGAGAACAAGATGGATGATAAGACGTTCTTCCGTATGTTGAAAGATAACAATCCGAACATGTTCGCGTATGTTCAGGAGCAGGTGAACCGTGCCATTCGTAAGGGTATGGGTCCGAAGCCTCCGAAAGAGGAAAACTTTTTGAACGCCGAGAAAGGTGAATAGCTATGGGTATGGGTTTTGCATTTGCTTCCGGATTCTTCGAAGGGATGGTAGACGCCAAACGTCGTAAGGATGAGATTGCGTTAAAAAAGATAGAAACTGATGCGGAAAATCAAAAGTTCATCGCCGAACGACTTTTTGGCATAGACCCTAAGAATTTAGGACAGGGTGGACAGGATTGGTTAGAAAACTATACAGGGATAGAAAACCTTTACGACCTGTCCAATGCTATGGACCAAGCGGATAAGCCCGGCTATACTCTCTATGGAGAACAGGGGCAGAGTTTATTCATTCCGTTTTCAAAAGAGTACGACCCCTCTAAAGTTGATTTTTACACAGGACAGCTAGATGACATAAACTCTTTCGCGCAAACTAATCCGGGAGTTATTCAATCTTTCTTACAGAATAATCCCACAGCACGAACCCAGTTTATGGCTGACATGGGACAGCTCGAAGATTTTGCATCTAGACTTTATACTAAGAACCAAAAAGTGGCGGGGTATGAAGGTGCTACAATTTATGAATATGATTTTGAACAGAACCACCCCGTTTTATACAGTCTTTCTAAAGAACTCAACATGACTCCGGACTACGAAGCTCAAACTCAAGCCGCAATTCAAGAAGAAAACATCGTATTTGACCCGGATACAGAAGCTGTTTTGGTAGTTCCTTTTAAAAATCTCGAACCAGATTCTGAAAAAACAACAGTTTCGCTAGTTGTTCCTATAGCTTTAAAAAACGGATTGACGAATATCGCGTCACGAACCGGATTTAATAGTGTAGATGAATATCTTGCGAACTTCATGTACTTCGATGCTAGTCTAGAACGCGAAGAAAACGAGTCTAAAGAAGCATACATTCTCCGCCAAAATAAACATCTTGAGTTGGCAGTACAGTTCGAAAACATGGGTTACGGGAGCTTAATGCGTGGAGAAAAGTCTGCAACTAATGAAGAATTGAAGGAGATGCTATACGTTGTGAACTTTACTGCAGGGCCAGACTTGAACCGACAGACGATGGCTCTAGCAGCCCTGCTTCCTGTCGACTCTTCTTTCTTCAGAAAAAGCAACACAAACGTAGTATTTAGCAAAAACAAAGGAGAAATGTATACTCCTAAAGTCACCATCAAAGAATACGCCATGGAGATATATGGCATAAAAGATGAACAAGACTTTATGAACGGCGTAGAAGCTACTGAACGTGCTGTGAGTAACCTAGACCGCCTCATTGCTATCGAGGAAGGAGAGCTAGAATATACAGGTTGGGTTCGTTATCTTTTTGGTACTATGGAAGGTATCGGAGACCAAGTTTCCCAGATAGGCAAGGGTATCAATAGTTACTTTGGCACACAGGCCGATATTGGTAGTGGTCTCAAAACTGAAGACGGCACAACTGAAGAAAGTCTTATGCAAGTTGTTGAGAGGGTAAACGAAGATATGGACCTAGGCATCAACTTAGAAGCGATGACAGAAGCAGACGTTCTACGCTTGACGCTTGCTGCTGATATGGCTCGTGCAATAGACCCAGCAGGACGTCTATCTAACCAAGATTTTGAGATTCAGCTACGTAGATTAGGTGCGACGAAGCTAGGAACTAAAAAACAGATACTAGTAGCTCTCAACACGGTTCGAAATCAATTTGTCAGAGACATCAAAGTTAAACAACAAATAGGAACTGACCTTCGTAAGAACATAACCTTAACTGCTACTACTGCTCGTCGAATTCAAGCAGATGCAATTTTGGCAGACTTCAAGCGTCGGACATATGAACCCCCTAAGGCTTCAGTACAGGAAGATGTATCTTCTCCAGACGTTGTTTCATTTCCAATAGATGCTGTTAAAACTGTTACGAAAGTACCTACTTTTCAAGATACTCCTGCGTTCGAGGCTGTCTATCTACCAAAAACACTTCCGAATTATCCTGCAGGGTGGTACACAATGGACCCAGAAACTAAGACATACAGACCTGTAACTGAACAGGAAAAAGCTTCTATAATCAATCTGACAACTATGTAGAGTTGACCCTATGGCTGAACTTCAACAAAATCCGGACGAACAAAACCCTGACGAAACTACTACCGAATCTCCGGTAGTTGTAACGGAAGAACCTACACCTCCTCCTCCTCCTACTGCTGAAGAGCCAACTCCTCCGGCTCCAGAAGTTCCTGAGGAAAAGCCTGCCGTTGCTACTCGCCCTCGGCTGACTCCTCAAGAGTTCGCGCAGAGTCCTACTCGTGCTTTAGAGCTGGCAGATATCGACCGCCGAAAGGCTGCTCCACCCGTCAAACAAACTTTTGGGCAGTGGATAAGCAACTTTAAGTCTGACTCAAATCCAGAAGGTAAAGAGTTTCAGATGCTCGGAAACGAACCTATCCCAGCCTACATAGCACAGGATATGGACGACGAAACTCGCGTCAACCTATTCGGGATGTGGTCGGCCTACCAGCCTGAAGAAGGAGAGCAGGGGGTTGTACTTCCCTTCGAAACTGCTACAGGCGAGTTCGACTTAAGTGCATCAGGAACCTACCCTAACAGGCTTCGCAACCGTTTGAAAAGAAACTTGAAGGCTCGTCAGCTTATCGTAAATCAGCTAGATGCCCTAAACCTTCCTACAGAAGTTCAACAGCTCGTAGCCGAAAACATAATCTTAGGGGATACTCAATACGAACTGGGGCAAAGGCTTGCCGAAGCCGGACGCTTCCTGCCTGCTGTTCCAGATTTCTTCACGCAAGTTCTTCCTGCTGGAATACGGGCAATGTATGAAAGTGGGCAACTTCCGGGAGACCCTGCCTTCAAGGCCGAATATGCAGCTCTTCGCGAACCTGCTGTTTCTCGCGAAGTATTAATGCAAGGATTGATGGCAGACCCTGACCTCACCGACGAAGAACGGGCGCAGAAAATTTTCGATTGGACTATGAAGAGGTTAGAACAATCCCTAAGTGTTCGCGAACTTGCAAAGAACATATCCGGTGCAACTCTAGCCCAATACTACAACGAACACATTCATTTCCTTCTCAAAAAAGAATACGAGGGTGAGGAATACGAAAATCTTGCCTACATGAAGAATCCCGATGGTACTTTTATTCTTGATAGCAATGGTAACAAAATCTTAAATGAGTTCGTAAATGAAAACACAGCCTACGAAATGGCAAGCATCACCTTCGATAGTTTAACCCCTTGGCAACAAGCTGGGGTAATTGTAGGTGAAGAACTTATCTATGCGTTTTCTATGGGAAGCTTGGGAACTGCTGCTGGTGTCAAAACTGTTCAGGAAGCCAACGCTTTGAAGAAAAGTTCTAAGTACAAGAACCTTCTCAAAGATACGGACGACCCAAAACAGGTATTAGAAAAGGTTCGTAGTTTTGAAAGTAGGAACAAAGCAGATACTGCACTAGTCAACATCGGCCTCATACAGACTCGTACTAACAGAGAGCTTAGATATCTAGATAATCGTCGCTCCGCAATCTATCAAGAGCTTGAAAACCTAGAAAAGCGTGGGCTTCGAGACAACGATATAAAAACCGTCAATATTTATAACAGTGTTGGAGAAGTTACAGGAACAGGAAAGAAGCCTGTATATCAAATACGCCGCGAACTTAAAGCCGAACTCAAACAGATTCAGAACCAAAGATATAATGTCATCCTCAGAGGAAAGTTTGCCCCTTATACAACAAAGACTACAACCGAAGGGCTTATGATTGGTATTGGTACTGTCATTGGAAGACAATCTAATTTGTTTTCAGAGGATAAGGATACCAGCGAAGCCTTTTCTAACATTGCTATGTCTCTGGGTGGTTATAAAATAGGCTTTGCAACCCTACGAGCCGGAAATAAAGTTTTAAGTACATCTAGAGGGATGGCTGATACTGTTCGTCCGATAATGCCTATGCTGGGCGACATACTCGGTTCAATTCCTGTTGCAGGGGATATCCTTGTTGATAAGACTATTCGAAACTATGAAATGTCTATAGGGCGTCCACTCACTAAAGAAGAAGCAGCTTCAGTTAGAAATGTTCTAACCTTCTTTAAGAAGCTTCCTCCTGAATACAGAGACCAGCATCTGAGAGCTATGGCTGATGTAGAAAAATCTACCAAGCAAATTATCAGTAGATTTCCTGTTGAAATTCAAGATGAGATTGCCGAGCTGGTCTACAGAGATTATTCTCACACTGCTGGTTTGCTTTCTTTAGCAGCCGCCGGAGAATTGAACCGTAAGAAAATCAGCTTAGAAACTTTAAGCAAGTACGATTTAGATTTTATGGAACGAGACCTGCAGTCATTCGAAAAAGAATATCTCATAGTTAGTAGAACTCTCGATGAGATAGAGCAACGCATCGGAAACATATCCGACCCCGGAGCCAGAAGAAGAACTGCTGAGTTCGTAGAGATGAGGCGGCAAGGCATAGTCAATCTTCAGAAAGAGATAAACGAAGTAAACCGTCAACAACTCAAAGCTCTAGATGACATCGAAGTTTTCACAAGTACCTTAGACGATTCTAAACTTCCTGACGCCCAGACTATGGCTGCTTTTCGTAGTTATAGAAAAACAGTAAAGAGGTCACTCGGCGAACCTTACAATGAACTTGAAGACATTGCAAATCAAAACAAACAGGTTCGTAATAAGATTAGATTGTCTACGGCTACAGCTAGAGGTCTGCGAAACACGACAGGGCATGGGCAGGCTGTTGACAATGCCACTGAAACATATGTTGCAGGACGTGTTGCTGCAATCCGGCTGAGAGGCGATGAGATTTATCAACCGTTCAAAGAGTTCGCGGCTGACTACGGGGAAGTTGATATTCTTCCGGTTGTAGAAATGCTAGTAGAAGGACAGGACAGAACTACTGGACTTAGGCGTTTCTTCGGGCCTGAATCTGAATTGTTCTTGGGCAGAGACGGCGTACATGCTAGACAAGCCGTAGACAACATCCTAGTCAATCAGTTTCCTCCCGGACATCTCGATGCGATTAGAGATAATTTGATAAATTCAGGCATACCTGCAGAAGAAGTTCAAAAAGTAAAACGCATGTCAGACTTAGAGTTTAGCCTATACCTGACTCAGCACGACCCGAACTTCAACCCGTTTGTAATTGCTGACCCGTACGACTTAGAACTGTTAAGAAGAGCTTTCGTCAGAACGGCAGCCTCTTATGCGAATTCTGGGGATTTAGAAAACGCACGTGTGTTTGGTAAGTTTGTTGATGACTTAGACCTACATCTAGAAAGTAACTACAAAGAATATAACGATATGGCTGTCGATACTCGCCGAAAGTACGAACTAGAAGTGGGAACGCCACAAACAAAAGGCCTGTACATTGACAGGCTTCAAAAAGCTACTAATAGAAATCTTGTTCGTCAAGGAGAAGGTTTAGGAACGACAGGGTTGCGTTCGGTGTACTCCAAACCTCCCTCTGAGATATTTAACGATATAACGTCTCAAGCAGCCTTGGGTTTGTCTGTAGCTCCTAACCCTTCCTATAGACCAGCAAGCCTACAGAATGCTGTTCAAAACTTTGAATACACGTTCGGAGATTTTGTTGTCGATGAAAAAAATCCGACAGGACGGTATATGTTCGATTTGACAACGGATGAAGGTATAAGCAACTTTGAAGATGCTCAAGACATCCTTACAGAGATTATCTACGAGAAGTTTGGAAAAGACTTCTTGAAAAACTATACCGAGTCACGAAATGTTTATGGTCCTGCTAGGATAAACAAAAACATAAACCCTGAACTGATTGACAAAGTTGACGAACTCGAATCGAACATGTTGGTAACCATAAAAACAGCAGAGGGACAATTTGAAGTTCCTTTAGTAAATTTAGGTGAAGCAATAATCGCACGGGATACGATGGCAGAAGCTATCAAAGAAAGTCCGGAAGTTGCCAAAGCATGGGAAGTCTTAAAGCAAGATTTCCAGACTTACAGGGCAGAGCAAACTAGAGACATAGCTAAGTTGACAGAGGATGCGCAACTCGAATTAAAACTTACCCAAGAAATTCTTGGAAACATGACCGGAAAGAACTTCGTCGATAACTACATTTTTAGTTCAGAGGGTGGTTCTCTCGATGTTCTGAAATTAAGGTTTGATAAAGTTGCAGAAGCTGCAGGTCTCGATAGTGCTGCTAGAAATCAGATGTGGAAAGACATCACAACTCAGTACACAATCGAAGGTCTGTTTGAAGCCGGAGGACTCTCTCCTGTTCGAGGAAAAGTCTCACAGGTTACTAAGGAAGGTTTAGAAGGTGCGGTTCCAAAAACATTCCTCAGTCCTCAAGAGTTGTTAGCCAAGCTTGAAGAGCCGGGAACTAGAGATGCTTTGAAAAAAATCGGAATGGATGAAGACCATATATCATTCGTCGAAGACATTGTCAGACACGTCAACGACTCGTCTTATGCTATACCAGCAAAAAATATTGTAGGTGATGCAACCACAGGGTATAGATTTAGTAGCATAATAAGTCGTGCCTATGGTCTAGCAAGAGGTGTTGTTAGTGCTCCTTACGTTGCAACAGAATACCTGTTCGTTGCATCGAGGTCTGGAAAAATCGAACTGATGAAGTTGGCTCTTCAGGATAAAGAGGCTGCTAGAATTCTTTCACTCTATGCTAACACTCCGGAACTACTATCTCCTACAGACATGTTCACCTTTGATGTGATAGCAAAAAACTTTTTATTCAAAGAACTAGGTCCCGAAGTAAACGAACTGACGTTGACTGGAGAGTCGGATGGTCTAGCATCATCCGTTACATCCGGACTTGAAACCGCTGGTCAAGCATTAAACTTAATAGGTACAGAAGAGGAACCCCAACAATGAAGATGAAGAACAAAAACCGCAAGGGCTACGCTTACGGCTCGATGGTTCGCAAACCTATGTACGGTGGCGGCATGGCAATGTCAGCGAACCCCATGATGGACCGCAAGAACAAGATGGGCATGTCCGGCATGATGTACGGTGGCAAGATGAAGAAAGGTATGATGTCCTAGACGTAGCGTCTCGCACGTTCGCGGATTTCATCCCCCATTTCATTGAGGAACCTGATGAGGCTTGCCACGGCGTGTGTCGCTTCGTAGTAGGGCATATCCCGGTCTACGACAGCCGCGAACTCATCAGGGTCAACCCGTGACGTCTCTATCTCGATATCTCCCCTGTCGTTCATAAACACATGAAGGTCGAACAGGGTTGCTTTACGTGGTCTCTTTGCCATCTTTATACGCCTTTATTACATCGGTTGAGAAAAGCTTCTGAAGACTCAGAAGGTACATTCGTGAAGCGTTGTTATCTCCGCCGCTAACACTACGTTTGTAGTCTAGGTTTTCGATGATACGGCGTAGGGAAGGAACATCGAAGACGAGGGTTGCGAACGTCTCGTCTCCGATACATAGATTGTGGAACCAATAGTCCGCATCTGTGCTTGTAATGCCGCTAGGCTTACCATAACATTCATATTCGATGGCAATGTTGCCAGTCTTTGTCCAGAGGTCACGTTCAGATTTGACCTCTATTTTTTTGTCCGTAAGCATGTCTGCAACCTTCTGTTCGCGAACTTTACCGTAGGCGAGGTCGAGGTCAAACTTCTTGCGGTTCGCTACTGATGGTTCAAGATTCTTCACAGGTCTAACTCCAGTTGATTTGGGTTGGCTACGTCGTATCCATCCTTTTCGTTTACTGCCTTCTCAAGAAGGGACACGAGACCTAGACCAATAAGGAGTTCCCGTGTCTTGACGTCGCAATCAAACGTGATGGTGGCACTGCCGTCCTCATGTTCGATGTATTCTTGTATATCAATCGTGCCTACCATTGTCAAATCCTCATGCGGCTGTCAAGTCAACAACTTCACAGACACCTGCTGTGCAAGCTAACTCCCGTGAACCACTGGTGTTATCTTCCTTCTCAAAGTCAGTCAGCTTGTTCCAATCCAAGACCACGTGTTCGTAAGACTTCTGCCAATCGTGGTAGTCGTCAGGTTCGATGTCCTGATAGGGGGCTTGTTGATAGGTGTGGTCACTGAACGGAAGGAACGACACTCCCGATGAAACATCGAAGTTATCATATACCCACGCCCCGACTTCCATCCACTCGTGTTCCTTTACGGACACTGTGATTGATGGTTTGTGTTCGCACCAATAGTTCGCGTAGAGCTTCCACAACTCTAACTGTTCGATAGCAGTCCTGTCATCACGAAGGACAGCGTTGTCCGGACTCTTCATCGCAAACGAAAAGACTGTCGTCGCATCCGGTTTCATGACGTCCCGTTCGTTGTGGACACCCTCGTTGATAAGGAACTGGGTCAACGGGTCTTTGTTATCGCCGCGAACTGTTCGGATGTAGTAGTCGTTGTGCCTAGCGTGAATCCCACTTGCACTGTCTACCAGTTGTGATACAGTACCCGACGGCTTTACACAAGTGATTGCACTGCTCTGTGGGATTCCAAGCGTCTGGGCAAGCTCCAAGTTTGTGTCGATGGCTATCTGCTTCATTTCGGTGAGCCATGCTCGGCTGTCTGTCATTCCGGCTAGGACGTTGTGGTCCATGATACCAGTCAAGGACACGCCCAACAAGCGTTCTTCTTCTGTGTTGTCTTTCCATATCTTCCTCAAGTATTTGAAATCGGTCAAGGTTGATTGTAAGGTTCCCAAGATGGTTGCGAGGCGAACCTTCCGCTTCAGGTCATTCAGGGTATCGTGTGAGCGAACCACAACCTCTGACAGGTTGCAGAACTGGTAGGGACGAAGAATGATTTCGGAGCAGGGGTTCGTTCCCCAAGCGTGTCCTGTTTCCCTACGCCCGTTACGAGCAACTTGCTTGTCTGCCGCTTCACGATTGAACATGCCTCGCTCACCAGACTTACTGTCGTAGAGGGACACCCACTCACGCATGAAGGTTCCGATTTCAGGCTTGGACTTGTAGGCAACAGAGTTGTTCGCCAACGCACGTTGCCCCTCATTCTCCCACCACATACCTGCTTTGGCGTGTGCCATTTGGTCATCGTTAAGGTTTGACAGGGATATCAAGGCAGAGCGGCGAACTCCACCGACGACGACAACCTCACCAACCTTACACATCAAGTCGTGGGCTTCGATAGGATAGAGGCGACGTCCTGCCGCCTTCTTGAACATCCCAACAGCGAAGTTGAACAGGTCAACCAATGGTTGTGGTCCGGATGCTCGTCCACCCATAGTCTTCAGCCGCGAACCTGCAGGGCGAATCCCACTGACATCCCACGAAGGTATCGTACCTGCGTAGAGAAGCGCAACCAGTTCGCGAAATGCCTTTGCCCACCCAATCTTGCTGTCGGCAACGTTGATAACAATATCTGACTTGCTGAAGTTCTCACTGATGACAGGCAACTTATCGACGTTCTCACGCTCAACACTAAAACCTACCCCTGTGCCACACATCAAAATATACATGGCCTCATCGAACGAACGAGGGCTGTCTACGGGAATGTATGAACAGTTGTACCCACAGATATTATCACGAGCTAAGGCTGGCCCTGCGGTCATCATAGCCCTCATAGAAGGCATAACATCTAGGTTGATAATAGCCTGTGTGAGTTCGCGGCGTAACTGGTCAGGCATCTCATACGCATTCTTTTCACGAACGTGACTAACCATGTAGTCAACATAGCGTTCGACAGTCTCGTGCCAGTCTTCACGGCGAGACTCCTCATCTAGCCAACGAGCGTAGCGTGACTTGTGAATGAATTGTTGGTAGGGGGTAGGTAGCGTATTAGACATCTTTTTTCTCCTGCGTGTCTTGTGGGTTTATTTCGTTCGAACACACGCGACACAAAACCCTGTGGGCGTATTCGAACATCCTTTTACTTACATACTGGATGTTACGACAATGCTTACAGATGTATTCTGTCATTGTCTTCCTTTTTCTTTGGATAGTAAATCTCGTAATCACTCTCGCACTTGGGACAGTGCAACTCTGTCAACATGGCGTAGTTCGTGAACTCGTGGTCGACGTCGTGGTCGGCACACCAAATCAGTTCGCCATTACAATGCCAACACTGCATCACTCCACCTCTTCAATAAGACGTTGAAGATAAAACTGGGCTTTGTTCAAGTCTTCCACACCATTCTTGTAGCGATACCGCCACAGGTATTTGAGTATGTTTCCCTGAAGGTAATACTCGTAACCTTCATTGGTTGCGGCGCGAATAGCATCGAGGCACTCTATACCTGCCTGATTGTAGTGCGGTGGGTTGTTCACCATATCCGACTGAATAGAGGATTGTTTTTTCCTCTCCTCAATCTCTTTTATAATTCTGTTGTAGTCTGTCATCCTAGTGCTTCTTTCCAAAATCTACTTTAACGACGTTGTCTCCTAAAGACCTGTCGGTTATCTTAGCAGTTTTCGAATCGAAGTCAAGCATAGATAAGCGAAACATTCCGGCTTCCATAACTTTTTCGAAGTCAGATTCCATAATCTCCAAAAGACCAAGAGTCAAAACCTGTGCTGCTGATATTTCATTGGTATCATGGTTTTGGTCTGTCGTATCGTACACAGCCATAGACACGCTCTCATCATCTACCTCGTTGAGGATTATGTAGTAGCGGTCAGGAAGGAGAGAGTTCTTCTCTAGTTGTTGGTTCAGTTCGAAAAGTTTTTCGAAGATGTCGTCATCGTCACTCATTTTAGCCACTCCTCTGGTATGCTTTTCTCTGCCCACTCAAAACCGTGACGAGTAGCCCAGTCTCCGTAGGTTGTCTTACTGCCCTTATAAATCTTATTTCGCGCATTGAGAAACACGAACCGAATATCCAAGTGAGGGTTCTGTTCCTTTACAAGAACCATCTTGACTCGGTCGCCCTTATCCAAGTGTCCCTTGGCTTCGATGTAGATGTCGTTGTGGGGAAGGTAGAAGTCTGGAGTGTATGTTCGCGGCTTAGGAACGAACACAATCTTCTCTGACTCGTATTCGAACTTGATGCCACGGTCTGCCAGAGACTTGGCAACGCTAACCTCGAACTTCGAACGAAACCTAATCCTCCGGTTTATCCGTTCGGAAGAAACATGTTTTTCAGATTGTCCAGACGTTTTGAGAGATACATTCCTACTTTTGGGGAGCGTTTTTCTAGAGACGTGATTTCGCTTGATATGACTGTCGTCGGTAGGCATATAATATCTCCCATTCTCAAGTGGTGGGTTATGGTTTGAAACTGATTTTCTATAACAGGGATATCCCTAGCTTCTGTGTCTGCTGTAAGATATCCGTCGTCTGCAAAATGGTTTCGTAGCGTCAATGGCAGGGACTTTTCTAGGTTGCGAACCTTGACGGTATCCCTACCACCACCTGTTCCCAAGTGGGACTCCATATACACAAACTTGATATGGGGGTTCATGTCCATGAGTTCTAAAGGGTAACGAGTTGTGTAGATGAGCGGCATATCACAGCTCCGTCTTCACAAGCTTCGTGTACCAAGTAGATGGCTTGAACTTAGCACGAGAAGTTACCTTCGGATGAAACACAGCACCCTTCCAACACTTCTCCTTGAATGAGCAGAATGAACAGGTCTTCGGCATAAGCTTGTTCCCTGTCTCGATGCGAACACCTTTCTCCGTGTACGCTTCATCTGCGGCTTCGAACGGCACTTTGAACTTGCCGTCGTTGATAAGATGCTTCACTCGCTTCTCTGCATCAGAAAGATAGGCTTTCCTGTCCTCTTCTTGTTCGCGAGGTGCAGGCACAAAGTCCCACTCTCCGGACGACTTATTGATGGCTATCCACCCGCCGAAGGGCTTACCCTGTGACTCAGAATAGAGATACCCCTGCATGATATATCCGAACGCATCGTCTTCTTTGATGGCTTCGTAGCCACCACGCCCTGAGAACTTATTCTCATAAGACCATGGGCTTGCAGATTTGATATCCCAAACCTTCTCACCTTCCTCATCTTCGAGGACGATGTCTAAGGTTCCGTTGATGGTTTCACCTGCGAGTTCGAGGCTACACTGTTCCTGTTCCTTGACGACGCGAACGCCTGCTCCCTTCAGGGTGAAGACAGCAACGGCCTCGACGAGGTCACCGATAAGGAAACGCATCACATCGTTGTATGCCACATCTTGGACGTTGCCTGCCTTTTCCAACTGTTGTTGGCATAGGGGGCGTCCTAGACCTGACATACGAATGCGATAGTCGCCTCGACGACTGAGTTGTTTGCGTAAGGCATCCTTGCAATCCTCTCCGAACTTTTCTATGAGAGGTTCGAGTCGGGAGGAGTCAAGCTCCCCCCGTCCTGCTTTTTGCAAGAAGTCCTGTACTTCTAAGAGTTGAAGCATGACTACCCAGCCAGTCTTTCGGCGAGGTCTACATCTTCATCATCCATCAGCATCTTGGCAGAGGTGCGGTACTGTTCCATCACCCCTTCATTGTAGGTGTTGACCATTTCCAAGAAATACTTCAAGAGGTCTTTGTCTTCCTGTGTGACCGATACTTCCTTTACGAGGGATAGCTTCGGTGTCCAGAAAATGACGCCGCCATTCTTGTGCTTCTCAGTGGTCATCTCGATGATTGCCTTCTGCATGAGGATTTTCTTATCCGTCAGCTTCTGCTTGATGAAGTCACTGACAGGGCGGAAACCCGAACGCTTGAAGTAGCCCACGAATGGCATGTCCGTAACAGAGGTTTCTGTTCCGTCTGCAAGAGTTCCTGTTGCCGTAATGACACCATAAAGAACCTGATTGCAGGTCACTGACTGACTCAAGAGAACACGAGGGTCATCCCCTGCGAGTTCGCTTTCTTCCTTTTTGGATAGGCGACCACACTTGTTGCCACCTTCCGTATCA